CTCGTCACCTTCAAGACCGCTAAGAAGGATAGAGAGATGATCCAGAAAAACAATACGGCAATCGAGTCCGCTTGCCAGATACTCAATGCGATTATAGATAACATCAGGATCATAGCTACCAAAACCATCATACAAATAAAGATTCCAAGTAGCCATTGTCCGACCATATGCATCCTGAAGCGATGCCTTGTCATGTTCCCCAATGTGTAGTGGTTTGCCAACGGCAGAGCTCATCAAGCCAAGGGCTGTTCGTCTGTTACTTTCTTCAAGCGCCAGGTAACCAACCCGTTCGCCGCTTTGTAGGAAGTGAGTGCAAAGTTCTCTACAGAAAGAGGACTTGCCTGCGCCAGTCGCTGCAGTAATAGTGACAAGCTCGCCGTATCTAACACCGTGAGTGAGTCGCTGGAGTCCCGCAAAAGGGTATTCATGATCGCAAGGTTTGGAGGGTTGTGTAACTAAGTCGAGCAGAGTTTTGCCATCGACAATACCGTCTGGTCTATACAACACATGGTCATAGTTACAGACAGCTCGTATAGCCTCAGCATCCCCTGCTTGTAATGCATCTGAGGCGTCCTTGTGTTCCTCTAGAGCACCGATGTAAACCTTGCCGGGTGGTAACACCTGGGCGCAGTCAGTCGCGGCCTTCTGGCCGGCTTCATCGTTGTCAAAAAAGAGGACAATCTTATCGTAATGATTGATCCATTCATAGTGATTTTGGATCGCTTTCTTTGCAGCCTGTGCTCCGTTAGGGATAGAGACTACATCCCAGTGTGGTTGTGCCTCCCATACAGACAGACAATCCATCTCACCTTCAGTGATTACAAGCTTCTTTGTCTTGTTGGTTGTCTTGTGCCTGAATAGCTGCATACCAAACAAAGAGTTGACCTTACCCTCACAGGTAAATGTCTTGTCCTTGCCTTTTACTTTCGCGCCAATAAGCGCTCCGTCGCTGCTGAAATAATAGAAGCGTAGCTTTTCTCCGTCTCTGTAGCACTTGAATTTCTCACAGGTTTGCTCAGAGATTCCTCGTTTCTGCAGCCGTCCGGCTGATCCTTGGAGTTGAACATTGGTGGTCATTACATTGTTATTAACAGTGCCGTCACCGTGTACATAATGGTGACAGACAAAACAAAAAGTGTGCCCATCAGAGTAAAGAGATTTACCATCTGATGAGCCACAGTTTTCACACGGCTCATGCCGTATAAATTCAGAATCTTGAGTAGTATGGTTCTCCATATTCCTCTATTTGTTTAGCCCACGGACACGTAGGGCGGCCTAAGTGGTAAAAAATAAACCTTTCTATCCTATTAGTCCATACATGCCACACATCTTCCCAGAGTTCATGTAACCACCACCAGTAATCTTCATCACGGTCAAGTAATTTGCTAACAAACCTGTCAATTGTGTCTATGATGTTTGTGTTAATAAAGAGAAAGATATTATCTAGAATGATGTACCACCTTTCCATTTTCCAGGGATGGTTTTCATCTAGATAATCTTTTAGGTCAGCCATTCGACTGGAATAGTGGCGTATGATGCCCATTTTATTCCGTGGCGTTCGCACCACGCAGCGTAGGTAGTTTTAGATTTCTTAGATATTGTATTGTAAGGTGCTTGAAAGACCATACGCAAGTCAACTAAAGGGTTTTGTTTGATAACCTCTAGTATTTTCTTGCGATCTTTCGCATCCCAGTAGCCTTTTGTCTCTAACCAAATACCATTAGGCAAGGCAAAGTCAGGCGTGTATGTGTGCTGGATAACGTACGGGATCTTTGTGCTTTCGTACTCATACGAGACACCTAGATTGGTGAGCAGGTCAGCAACCCGCTCCTCCAGCTTGGATCTGAATGCCATTAGCACTCATCTTCAATAAGTCCCTCAACGATTTGTTCAACCACGTCCGTAACAGCACGTGCCATCTCATAACGAAAGTCAGACTTGTCTTTCTTGTGTCGAGTAACTGTAATAGTAGGCAGCTCAATAGTGAGCCGACACTCCCAGAGGCCAAGGTCTGGATCCTTAGTGATCACTACATCAGAAGTCATCATCTTCTCCTGCTTCAGGAGCGGGGGTGATGTTGGGATCACCTGCTTTGAATCCTTGTGTTTTTCCAAAAAGTTCTGCCACATCGCTATCGCTCAGGTCGCCAGTGTCAACACCAGCAGCACTGCTGAGCGTTACCACTTGAATACCTTGCAGCTTCAGTGACGTGCCATAGGTGACACCATCCTTGAGGATGTAAGGCTTTTGGTAGAAAGCCAGCTTGACTTTCGATCCAGAATACAAAGGCGTGCCGTTATCAACGACAGGTGAACCCTCAGTATCTACAACAGGTGGTTTAGTCTCCTCATTCCAGGAAAACTTGACTTTATATTTACCCTCAGACACCTCTTCCCAAGGCTCAGGGCGGAGAGAAGAACGCTTAGGGTTCTTTAGTTTAGATTCAGCCCATTTAAGGGTTTCAACTCGATCATCCTCAAGCTTGCTTACCATGTCAGCATCAACAACAGCAGACAATGAGTAACCATATTGAGATGGTTTCAGTACAGCCTGGTACCCTTCAAGGACAACAGGCTCTTTAGTTACGAAGGTGGTTCGTGCCATTAACAGAAAAAATAGGTTGATTCAATCACTGATGACGGTTCAAGGTCACCAATGATCGGTGGTTTGGTGGTTGCGCCGACTTGCTCGGCCCATTCGTTTAGGTAGTCATGCTCCGCAAAAAGGTGCATGTAAGTTTCTCGTACGATTGCTGACAAAATAGACATATCACTACTGCGGCATAGAACCGAATCGTGTATGAGGGCCAGCGGAGCGTCGAAGCGGAGCGCAGATAAGTGGAGTAAGCTTGCATCTAATGAGTGGATAAGGTTGGGCGCTGTTGCATTCTTGTGATGCATAAGGTCAACCTCATTAGAGTCACCTACTGCAACGTGCACCTTGGTTACAGTACCAAGTAACTTTAAACGTAATTTCTCTACATCTGGTTTCATCAGCCGTTGGGTGACTGTGAATCCCGATGGTGTAGTCCAAGTTATCTGCGTAGCTCCTTGCTTAATCAACTCAGCAACAGTAGATTCTATCCACTTCATGACAGCCATTGGACCAGGTACGACCTCATCCATAGCTTGTCTTACAGCAGACACAACCTTGGTTAGTACATCCTTGTGTACTTCTACATTCTTCTCAGCTAGTGCCTCTCTGATGTAACCTCTGTTACTGAAAGGTTTAGCATTGTAAGGTACAGTCATCACTGTACGTTTAGTACATTTCCTATCCCACACATCATGAAGACACTCAGGGATGTTAGGTTTGCTAGCCTCAGCTATTACCTTGTAGGCGTCTTGTGGTTTGTCACTAGGTAAGACATTAACGAGCTTAGCCGTTGATGCATCGCGTGCAAGCCCAGCCAGGATCTGCAAACCAGAGCAGGTCGCATCAACAGCAATAGGCAAGCCAGTGTAATGACGACTACAAGAAATGACACAAGCATAGTATTCCTCACATGCAGCTAGAAACTGCCAAGGTTCATCAGCTACTTCCCACTCATGTTGATTCTCAATAGGGTGAGTAGCAATTTTAGTAATTAGTTCCTCGTTATCTTCTACCCATTTGATACGTTCTTTGATTGGCGCCTTGTCTAAACCAAATTGTGTAGCGACATGGAACTTCAACCAATCAATGGCAGTCTCATCAACAAAACTTTCTTGATAGAAACGTAGTAATGACTTACCAAAGTCTGTATCTTGTGGTGTGAGAAACGCAGCAACAGGGTAACATCTACCCCTATAATCGTACGACCATGGAAGGTAGAACTTATCATGAACGACAAACCTACGCACACATTCCATTGTCATGCGTGTCCTTACACACTTTTGTGTGTGTATACGGTTGCGGTTCTCTACATCCCTACGCCTACGCTTGTAGTCTTTCTTGGCCTCTTCATTTGTATCGATGTCGAGTGGTTTGTTTGGTAAGTCAAGGAGATCTGTTGCTGGTATAAACTTACCAACACTACGTCCTTTCTTTTCCAGTTGTTCTGCAACATCAACAACAAACTTATTCAGGGTGAATGAAGTCTTCTGAATCTTGTTCAGAAACTTGTAAATTGCTTCCCCCTGTATAGTAGGACACCCCCTCCTAACCATGTCATGCATGTGCATAACCTCGTTGGATAGGTACCCACCAGCTGTCTCCTCACTCCAATCAGTAGGAGGGATAAGCATAGGCCAGGACAGGAAAGCATGGTCAAGCAGCTCATTGAACAGCTCTTGCTTTGCCTCACCAAAGTACGCTGACGGTACCACGTAGTTAACAGGGCGACCTTTCGGATAGAAGCGCCTTACTTCAAACAAGTTAGGCTCTTGCCTCAGGATGCAGTCAAGCAACCAGTTGCCGATCCTTACCTGTGTTGTAGCACTCCACTTATTCCAGTGGTATCCGTTACGTTCAAGCATGATGCGTGCATCCTTGAACTTCTGATGTGTACCTGCAGCAGAATGCCAATACTTCTTGACTACATAGTTCATCAAGCCAGGCGCTGCCTTCTCATAAAACCTGATCTGGCACTCCTGTTCAATAGCTTTGCCGATACTTTCTTGTACCTTAACAAGCTTGTTAGCATTCTCCATCAGGCTGAACACCTTGTCAAAGGTGATCTTTAATGCAATACCAGCACATGCTAAAGGCTCTATGTCCTTGAGATACGTGGCAATCTCAGCATAGTATGCTCCAGCGTTGTTCCAGATACGATCATTAACTGTATGCTCAATAGTGCTACATACAGCAGGAAGGTACCTACTCATGAATGACTGAGATGTTACAAGCGATGAAGCATACTCACGTGCTAACGCCTTATCTTCTTGCTTGCGTATCTTGGTGGCTCCTTGCGCTAGTGCATCACGCTCTAGCTGCCACTGCTTTTCAATCTCAGTCTCTGTAGCCATCAAGTTCCATCTCCACAAGTTGTTCCATCATCAAAGAAAAGATCTCATCACGATGTGGATGATTCTCTACCTCATTAACTAGCTTAGTTGTGAGAAGTTCAGCTGTCTTCTGTGTCATCGTCATCTAGTGCGTCCTGTGGAATGAAGTGTACGGTATCGTGTGTGCAAATGGTGATGTCATAATCACCTGTTTCTAGTAGCTCTGCAACCTTGCGCTGAGCGTAGTGTGTACTCTTGTAGGTGTACTCCTTGATCTTACCTGTTTCTCCATGCTCAGTGCGAATGAGGCAACTGATTTGGTCAGGGATTTCCCAGCCACCTACCTTCCACTCCATGAAGTGATCGAACTCAATGCTAGGAAAGGCTACTGCTGGACACTGTTTAATCAGTGCCCACTTGTGAGGAAAGTATTTCTTGTTTGACATAGGTTGGGATGATGTCCTTTAGAGATTTGTCTTGGGTGTAAGCGAGGTCAATCGCAGCCCAGGCTGCTTCCTCTAAGTCCTTGGCTAAGATGTATTGTACCTCGCCATCGGTAAATTCAATGTGATACTCATTCATGGGTGGATCCTTGGTTTCGTGAC